AAGCAGACGCTGCAGAGGCAAAAGTTGATGCTATTGCTAAAGGCGTTCCGGCAGACAAAGCGGCTAAAGTCGTAAAGCTTGCCATGTCCGGAGACTACGAAGGAGACAGCATTGCTGACAAGATAGGGAAAGTTCTAGCTGAATTTCCTGAATTTATAGCTAAACAGGGCGGCGCGGATTTCGGCGGGCAGACTAATGGGCAGACACCTAACGCAGATGATGAGCTCAGAAAAAAAATGCGAGCCGTTGCCGGATTAAAATAAAAAGTACTTGACAAATGTTTAGTATTGTAGTATATTGACTAAAACTCGCTATCATTTCCGCTCGTTCGGGAGCTAATCCGAAGTAAAAGGGCTTGAACTTTAACTCAAGGTAATAACCAAAAACTTAGATTAGGCAGGCTCTTTTTTTATGCCTGTCGAAGGACAAAAACAAATGGCAAACACAGTAACAAAAGCCGTTTTGTATACCGAAATTCTTGACGGTGTGCTTGCGGCTGGTCTCACTTCCGCGCCATTGACAGCTGACGAAAACCGCGTCAGATATTCGGGCGGTGGAACTGTAGAGATCGCAAAACTTTCGACTTCAGGATTCGGAGATTATTCAAGGTCTTCAGGTTATCCGGATGGTTCGGCGACTCTTGCGTGGGAAGCTCACGCTATCAGCATGGACAGAGGCGTTAAATTCACAGTTGACGTTATGGATCAGGATGAGACTATGCAGACTCTTTCTGCAACTAACCTTATCTCGGAATTTACAAGAACCCAGTCAATTCCGGAAGTAGACTCTTACAGATACTCTAAAATCTTCCAGAACATCGTTAATGATTCAACTGCAAGATTCGAGTATTACGCACCTGATGCGGCAACCGTACTTGGTAAGCTTCAGGGTAATATCGCAGACATTCAGGATGTTATCGGCGAACAAGAACCGCTAATCTGCTTTATCTCAGGTGAAGCGTTTAAGTATCTCACCCAGTCAAGCCAGCTTTCTAAACAGCTTGGTGTGCAGAACGTAACCGGCGCTAACGGTATTACTACTAAGATTTACGACGTTGACGGTGTTCAGCTTGTGCCTGTACCTTCCGCACGTATGAAAACAGAATACGCATTCAGTTCCACTAATGGCTATTCGGTTAAACCTTGGGCGATGACAATGAACTGGATCGTCATGGCGAAATCTGCGGCTGTTGCTTTCACTAAGCACAACAAACTTAAAGTATTCGGTGCAGATGTCAATCAGACTGCCGACGGCGAACTCATTCAGGCTAGAATGTATCATGACCTTTGGGTATATGATAATAAGCACAACGGAATATTTATCTCATTGAAAACCGCAACTATCGCAGGTTTCTCGGCGGCTGAACTTAAAACAACCGCCGCGACTAACGTAACTTACACTATCGCGACTTACGCAAACAGAGACACTGGTCATAAGTTCTATTACTACGGCGGTGGAAAATCTACAGACTTTACAGCTCCGACAGCTTACTCAGTTTTTGACACTACTGGATATGTTGAAATTGATTCAGCAACTGCAGTTTCAGACTCTGTAACTTCAGGCTATTATGGTGCGCTTGTCGAACTTGACGAGAACGGGCGCGCAGTAAGATTCAAATCAATTAAGGCATCTTAATCATGGCGAAGTCGATTCTTGACAGACTAAAAGAAGGTGATTTTCTCACTGCGGATTATGTTCGCACTTATGGGCTGATAGAGTCGGCTTCGTTTAATCGACTATTTGAACTTGAACCTAGATTGAGCAGCATGTCCGCTAATACGCGGGCGTGCTTTAAATTATTACTATGAGTCAGCGAGGACTACATAATGCCATACGCAGACATTACTTTTTATCGCGATACATACGCCGGATCGGCAGTAAGCGATGATACCGAACTGACAAGATTATTGACTAAAGCGTCAAACGATATTGATTTAATATGCAATTATAATTTTACTTTTTCGGAACTTGACGCAACAGATCAAAACTTTGTTAAGATGGCAAACTGCGCGCAGGCTGAGTCATATGCTGTACGCGGTGAAGATGACCAAGACTTTCAGAATATATCTTTAGGTGCTTTTTCAATTTCCGGCGGTGGCAAGAAAAATCAAAATTCATACGTTTGTGATAACGCGCTTAAATATCTATATATGACATCATTCTATACCGGAGCTATTATAGTATGCGGCAAATCCCGAAGATTGTACTAATACATTCCGGAACGCATTACAGCGTTACTAAAGACGAGTACGGCAACGATACTATCACAGCATCCGCACCGTTAAGCGCGATTAGATGCGAACCGGTAAAGTCTTCGGCTCTAAAGGCTCTCGGAGAGATGAAAGATGATGTATTAACTTTATACTTTGACTGCGTAAATTCATCGCCGAAAGGGCAGACGTTTAACAAATACGATAAGATAACTTTTAACAGTCAGTCGTATGAGATAAGAGAAGTAAAAGATTTTTCGCCTCATCATTACGAGGTTTACTTGAAATGAGCGTGATATTCGACACTGGGAAATGTCATAAAAGATTAAGCGGAAATATTGAGAAAGCGCAACGGGCACTTGATGCGCAAGTAATTAAAGACTCAAACTATTATGTTCCGTTTATAACAGGAGACTTGCGCGACTCTTCGGACGCGACAAAGATTGGAAGCGGTGTGATTGAATGGAAAATCAAATATGCAAGAAAGCAGTATTATGACGCGCCGATGAAAACATTAACATATAATCCTAACGCAAGACCGAAATGGTTTGAAGTCGCTAAGGCATTAAAGAAAAAGGAATGGGTAGAGCTGGCAAATGCTAAATATAATAAGTGAAGTAAACGCGTGGTTAAAGACGAGAACTACTCCTTACGCGCCGATTGTTCAGAACGCATGGAGCGGTATCAGTGAGGAAATAATGACTCGGACTGACCCGTCATCAATAGAAACAAGATACTTTGACGGTACTCGCGTTGGCACTTTGAACTTTGCGTATTATACAAAAAGCAAAAATCAGCAAACAGCAAGGAATCAATTAGATACGATTATTAACGTTCTGGATTTACAGAATGTCGATATAACAGACGCTTTAATGATAGCGAACTGCAAAGCGTTAACAGTTCCGGTGTACGTAGAAAAGACAACAGCATCGGAACACATTTGGACGGCGAGTTTTACATTAGAATACATTAATAACAAGGAGGCATAGAAATATGTCAAAAATTTTTGAGCTGAATTATCAGAGTTTGTACGAAATAAACACAACTCCTGAATCAGCAACGGCAACATGGTCACGCATAGGGGCTGGTATTACAAGCGCAGATCCGTCAAACAACGAGTCTAAAGACCAGACAAATTATCTCGACGGAGACGGCTATGCGGAATCAGAAATCATCGGCGCACAGTTTACGCTTGCTTTCTCAGGACACAGAGTCCACGGCGACGCGGCTCAGGACTGGATCGCATCAATCGAACACGAACTCGGAGACAACCGAAAGACGCAGTTCAGATACACCGATATGAAAGGCAACCAGAAAACAGGCGACTGTACCATTGTTGATGTAGACTTCGGCGGCGGCGATGCAGCAAGCAAGAAAGAAATTTCTTTTGGAATTGATGTAAACGGCAAACCGACAGTAACACCGGCAACAGCAGCAACAGTCCTTGTGGCAACAGTAGCACCGGGCACAGTAGCAGGCACAACTTCATTTACAGCGACAGCCGGAAGCGGAAACTCGCTCGCGTATAAACTCAAGTCAGCGACTCAGGGCACAGTTTACGGCGGTTCTTATGCTGAAAATTATATCGCTTATACTAAAGACGCAAACATCGCAGCAACAGCCGGGCAGTATCTCTGCATGTACGAGCTAAGCGCGTATAAACACGTAGTTAAGTACGATGAAGTGCTTCTCGCCGCCGGTAACATCAAATCATAAAAGTAAAATAAAAAGGAGTATTTTATGGCAGGTTTTGTTTTCAGGTCAACGAGTTTTCCGTTTGTAATTTCAAGAGAGGACGGCACAGAAATCAAGTCATATAAAATTGACGTTGGTTCTGAAAAGTTCTTTCGTGAAATTATGGATAAGGGAAACGCCGTTGTCAAAAATCTTGAAAGCTTTGAAGGAACTAATCTTGACGAAGCAAAAGCAAACATTAAACAGTATGTTGATTTTACGCTTGGTGACGGTGCCTTTGATTATCTCTATATTGCATTTGAACAAAATATCTTTTGCATGATTGAGCTAACAAAGTGCATCACAGAAGAAATCAGAAACAAATGGGATGAGAGGCTTAAGGCTTATGCCTAAGTACAACGTCATAATAGATAAGCCGGAAAAATATTCCGGCATTATCGTCAATACTGATTTTAAGACAGTACTTAAATTTTTTCGCGTGCTTGAAGCTCAAGACTTGAATGAAGAAGAAAAAACACGTCTGACAATCAAGTTATTTTTTAACGGTAAAATTCCACAAGTAAACAATCTTTGGGAAGAAATAGAAACATTTATATGTTATGATTCGCAAAAAGGTGAGAACTCTTCAGGCGCAAAAGTGTTTGATTATAACGTCGATCATGGACGCATTTTCGCGGCTTTTTGGGAAACATACAATATAGACTTACGCAACACTGATATGCACTGGTTCGTATTTCGTGAGTTATTTGATGCGATACCTGAAAAGACTAAGCTCATGCAGGTTATCGACATTCGCGGAAAGAAATTCAAAAAAGAAGATTCCGCAGAATATAAAAAACAGATAATTAAACTAAAAAACATATACAGGCTCGATACCGGCGACAATATAGCCGACGCGCTTGATAGGTGGTAATATATTACTCGGAGCTAAATAAAATGGCAGACGGCAGTATAGTAATTGACACTAAGATAGATCAATCAGGCTTAGACAAACAGCTTGATAGTCTGAAGGGTTCGCTTGAAGCGGCAGAACAGCAGATGAATAAAGCTTTTACGGTTGCGGCGGCGGCTATCGGTGCGGCGGGGGTTGCTCTATTCAAATTTACTCAGCATACAGACAATATTGATAAACTTTCGCAGAAAATAGGTATGAGCCGTCAAACGTTCCAAGAGCTGAATTATGCTTTTAAGCAGTCCGGAATTGAAATCGGCGTTTTACAAATGGGCATGAAATCTTTTCGCGCAGAAATGGAAAGCGCTGCGAAAGGTGGAAGTAGCGTATTTACTGAATTAGGTATATCAGCAACAGACGCAACTGGCAAACTCAGAAATCAAGATGATGTCATGAAGGAAGCTTTAATGTCTCTTGAAGCTATGGAAAACGGCACACAAAAGGTCTTGCTTGCTGAACAGCTTTTTGGACGTGCCGGGACTGAACTTATGCCGATATTGAACGGGCAAGTCGGAACTATTCAAGAGCTTATAGACAGATCGCACGAACTCGGACTTGTAATGAGCGACGAGAACGTCGACGCAGGCGTTGTATTTGGCGATACAATAGACGACCTTAAACAATCTTTATTTGCTTTTATGAACTCAGTAATAACTCCTTTAATACCTTTACTGCAAACACTTGCAGAAGGTGCGGTTTCTTTAACTAAATGGTTTAACGGATTAAGCGACACGGTCAAAGGTCTGCTTTCCGTATTTTCTGGTCTATCTGTTTTATTTGCAGGGGCGTTTGTAGGTCTGCTTGCCGGTGTTAAAGCATTGATGTCTTTTATATCTGCTTATCAGGCTTTACGGTCATTATTCGCGGCAGGCGGTTTAATCCAATCAATATACGCTATGACAGCCGGATTATTCGCGCAGGCTAAAGCATACGCGGCGGTTAAAGTAGAGGCTTTCCTTGCGGCTTCAGCAACTCAAAAATTTAACATGGCATTAAAAGCTTCGGTTATTGGTGCGGTAGTTGGTGGTCTTGTCGCGGCTGTTGCGGCGTTAGGAAATTATATATCTAAAATATTAGAAGCAAAAAAACAACAAATAGAATTTAACAAAATTTTAGGATTAAGCTTAGCTCAATTAGATGAGTTGAATGAAAAACAAAAAAGTGCTGCAATCGAAACACTCGAAATCGAAACTGAAAAATTAAAAGCTCAAAAGGAATATTTAGAAAGAGGTCTTAGAAACCAAAAGAAAATGACGAACTGGACTTCTTCGTCTTATATGCCGGGAGAAACAGACGCTCTCAGGGAAATCGATAAACTTGATAAAGCTATAACAAGTGCTGAAGCTAGGTTGGAAGCTTTAAAAAAACAAGGTATTTCCGCAGATAAAGAAGAGCCTAAAATAGAAATGCTACTTGATAAATACATCAAATACGGTGAAGTCTCAAAAAAAACATCTGAAAACAATCAAGAAAACATTACAAAAGAAAACGAATTGTATGCCGACATGGCTGACAAACTTGAAGAAATCGCATACTTGAAAAAACTTGGTCTTATCGACGAGAACGAGGAAAGCAAACGTAAAATA